GAGTTGTTTGAAAATGATTTATTAAAAAAATCTGAACAGGTCCCCACGGATCAGGAGCAACATTTTTTAATCGAGGATTTGTACAAAACTGTAGAAAAAATGGAAGAGACTCAAGAGATGAATATGACTAACAAAGTTAATATAGAATTTTTAAGAGAACAATTAGATAAAGCATTAGAGGATATTGAATCGTTAAAAGATAAAGTTAGAGAAAATAAAAATGGAGGTACACATTGACAGAGTTGGTAGTAGCGTTGTTGATGATAGTCAACGGAGAAATTAAGGAGCACAGAATTCAAATTGATCCTAAAACAGGTAAACCCTCAATGGCAATGTGTTTGAAGGGTAAAAGACATGCCACAAGAGGTGAAAAAAAGGGTAGTAATATTACTCATCAATGTATCAAGTCAATGGCTGAGACAGAGTTGAATATTGATGGATCAAAGTCTATTAAGAAATTAATATTAGATTAGGAGAAAATCATGCAATTAAGTAAACATTTTAAACTTGAAGAATTTACTAAATCAATGACAGCAACTCGTAAGGGTATAGACAATACACCTGGAGCTGGTGAAATAAAAAATTTAGAAAACTTATGCTATGAAATATTAGAACCACTACGAGCTAAGTTTGATAAACCAATTACTATAACATCAGGGTATCGTTCACCTCAGCTTTCAGAAGCCATAGGTTCAAAATCCACCAGCCAACATTGCAAAGGCATGGCAAGCGATATAGAAATTTTTGGCATACCAAATATTCAAACAGCTTACTGGATCTCAAACAACTGTGACTTCGATCAATTGATCCTCGAGTTCTACAAAAAAGACGACCCCGCAGGTGGCTGGGTCCACGTGTCGTACAATGAAAAGGGTGCAAACAGAAAACAAGTTTTAACTTATGACGGGAAAAGCTACGAAAACGGCCTTCCCGAGATGAAATGGTCTGGTGGCAAAGTAGTAGGATGAAAAATTATTTTAAAAAAACAAAGTTTCAACCAGATATAACTCACGGCGTATGCCCAACATGTGAGATGCCAACTATGTTAGTGTCTCTAACTAAAGATCATTACAGATGCATAACTTGTGGTTCTGATTTAGAGCAGAAAATAAATGGTGTAATAAGCTATATACCTGTAACACAACTTGAAGAAGAATCTCCTAAAACGTAATGGGTAAAAAGAAGCCATTATACGGTGTAAGTAATTATAAGAAAGATAAGCCCAGAAAGAGGCCTGGTAGGCATAAAAAGCGCCTAAATAAGCATGAAAAAAGGCAAGGAAAAAAAAGAAGAAAAGGTAGAAAAAAGTAGTTGACAAATATCCTATAAAGTACTATATAGAATACATGAAAGCAAAGAAAGGAAACATGAAAAAAACAAAAACAGATCCTGTGAAGGAATTTCAAAGAGAAGCAGTAGAGCAAAAAATATGTTTGTTCTATGTTGCTGATAGAGTTAAAGGAATTCTAGAGGATAGTAAAACAGATGCTCAACTTAGAGATCAATTAGAGGAATTTAAGGACGAGTGCGTTCACAATATTGGTATCAATGCTCTAATAGAAAGGTATGAATACTAATGATTAAAGTTGATATAAGATCTAAAAATTCAGCATATATTACTATTGGTAAATGGGTAATATATATTGACAATTCAACTGGTGAACAAATTATAGATAGTTGGGAAGAATGAAAAAACTAGAAAAAATAGTTGACAAATATCCTATAAAGTACTATATTACATTAAAGGTTCCTGGGTATGAACCTTAATAATAACTGCCCACATAGAAAGATGAACATATTTTTTTTAGATAAAGATCCCAAAATCGCTGCACAGATGCAGTGTGATAAGCATATAGTTAAAATGGTGCTGGAAACAGCACAGATGCTATCTACTGCAGCGCGTAAGCGTGGTTTTGAGTTAGGCTATAAGTCAGCTTATCCAAAACATCCTATGACGCTATGGATTAGCGAATCACCACACAATTACTCATGGGCCATACAACATGGTCTTGCTTTAGGTACAGAATATCAATTACGTTATCATAGAGTACACAAATCACACGAAGTAATCAAAGAATTAGCTATGCTAGATAGTGGAGACGCTACACAAATGACTGAACCTCCAAAGTGTATGCCAGATGAATATAAATGTGATGACTATATACAATCTTATCGTAACTATTATGTAGGCGACAAAAAACGTTTTGCAAAGTATACTAATCGAATAACACCAAAGTTTATGCAATGAAAGAAATAAACATAAAAGTTAAGAATATATCTCAAAAACAATGGTCACTGTTGTTGGTAGAGTTAAATTTAGTGGCTCAAAACTGGAAAAGGTTTGGACCAATAATGGATATTAAAGCTAGAAACTTCGATAAAATTATAAAATGGGGTAAGAAAAAACATGGAGATACTGAAAAAAATTGATGAAGTATTAAGTCTCTGTCTTAGGCCCATCAGGTTCTGGAATACATAAAAATTTAGTATATACGTTGTATTTATTAACTTCTTCTCTACCAAATTCCCTCATTAGTTTAGTAGAATGAGTATATCCGTATACAGTGCAATCATATACATCTTTAAAATTGGTCTTATCTACCTGAATCTGCTTACAATCAATGGTTGTTGTCGCAGTACACAACCACATAAAAATAATAAATTTTTCCATTGACAAATCCTTTATAAATTTATATATTATCCTATAAATAATAAATGAAAGGAAACTATATCATATGACCGATATAAGCAAATATAAAAATGTATCTCTATCAAAAGATACATATTCTAAAATTGACAGGCTTAGACGTGTAATTGTGCCAAACACGATTGTAAGTCGAAGTCAAACTGTTAATATTTTAGTAAATGAAAAAGTAGAAAAACTAAATGGTAAATTAAAGGAGAAAAAATAATGTGGTTAGTACCAGAAGAAGATAAAAAAGCTCTTTTAGACTTTTTTGGAAAAAGTCCAATGTCTTGGGTTCAAGCAAATCCCTTTGTTATGAGAATAGCACAATGGAAAAAAGTTCCTGAGAACAATGGTAAAGATAAAGAAGAAAAAAAGGAGAATTAATGAAACCTAAAATTTGTCCAAGATGTAAAGGCAACGGGTTTTTTAAAGTAAAAGAAAGTGCAGAAAGAAAAGTGGATGTCGTAGTGCAATGTCCAATGTGTAATAGTGAAGGAGAAGTACATGATAAAGAGTTTGATGAGTATTTTGATACTCACCCTTTGCTTAAGTCATTGCGCCAAGACGGAATTTAATCCATGGACTACAGTAGGAAAGGTAATAATAAAAAATGGTGACTGAAGAAGATATTAAAAGAGTTGTTAGAGGACCCGCTGATCTAGAAGAAAGAATCGAGCAGCTAATGAAACAAAAAGAAATTCTTAAATCTGCATGCAAGAATGCAGGAGCAAGAATCAAGGAACTGGAAAGAGATCGAGAATTATTAAAGAAAGAAATTGATCGACTTTCAGAATATAATCAAAACTTAGAAACAATGATGAAAGGAAAATAATGGTACAAATTAAATTTGTAAAAGAAATCCCTATAATTAATGGGACTTATAAAAAGGATAAACCTAATAAAGAAATAGGTTATCAAAAATGGCAAGTTAGAAAAACATATGAAGTTGAAATGGAATATGAAATAGTTGCCAAGACAAAAGAAGAAGCTGAAGAACTCCTATCACAAAAAGAGTGTGTTAAGGTTGAAGATGTCGATGACTATGGCAAAACTTTTAGAGAAAGAATTGAGGGAAGACATGTCAACGATCTTTCTGGTGATGAACTTGTGGAGTGGAAAAAGATTGAAGAGTGTGTTCCACGTGATGATGAGGATATAGACACAGGTAAAAGATTCATAAACTATGAAGATCCAGATTGGATTTCAGATGATTACGAATGGAAAAAAAATGAAGATGGTACAGATATAAAGGAGAAGCACAATGGATCCGTTGCTTAAATTTGTATTTGGTTTTTTAGGTATGATGACTCTGATGTCATTATACATGTTGATAGTTGTACTATGAATGCCACAGATGCTGCTTACATAGCAGGACTCTTTGATGGTGAAGGAAGTATCACCTATAAAAAATATAAAGAAAAAAAGAAAACTGGAACGTATAATTGTTGGCGCATATCCATGGAAATTTCCATGACCGACTACTCTGTTTTAGTTTTTGTACTAGATACTTTAGGTGTTGGAACTTTAAGACCAAAGAAAAGACCTAAAGGTGTTAAAAAACAATGGCGTTGGCGATGTGTATTTAGAGATGCCTACTATGTTTCTCTTTTATTGTGGCCTTATGCTCATATTAAATTACCTAAAATACAAAAAATAATAGAACATTATGCTGACAAAAAAGTTATGAATGATAATGTTGTTAATTTAAAAGAATATAAGAAAGCAATGAGTTTAGAATGATTAAAAGATGGATAAGTAGATTAGATGTATGGTCCTTGTATTATAGACAAGAGATTGTATGGTTTATATTTGGCTTTATTATAGGCGCTTTAATATTATGAAAAAAGATGAAATTACAATAGTTTGGAAAAAAAATAAATTACCCTGTGAAGATTGTGAAGTTATATTTAAGGATAAGTTTGATAAAGAACATAAGGTAGAATTAAGTAGATTGATTAAAGTTTTTAATAATAACATTTGGCAACACAAGAAGAGTATTAAATGAGCTGGGAAGAATTTAGAAAAAGAGCTAAACTTATAGAAGAAGATTTTGCTAAAAATTTAGAGAATCCTACTTGGGCGGACAACAATCAAAACTTTACTGAACATTGGGATGTTAAAGGAACTTTAAATGGTGAACTTTTAAAGTTTGATGTTAAAGATTTAAAAAAATTTAATCGTAAGGACCACGAAACTCAAGATGAAATGGCCTGCGTTGAGTATGTAGGTGTTGCAGGATACCCTGGATGGGTACGAGGTGGAGCAGATTACATTGCTTTTAAAAGAAAAGAATATTCCTGGTTAGTTGTAGATCGTCAAGAACTATGGGACATGGTAAAACAAAGACTAGAGGAGAGAGACTATTCTGCATCCAGTGGTCCTTGGTATGAGAAAGAACCTTACGCGACTTATGATAGATCTTTCTTTGGTAAACAAGACAAATTTTGCTGGGTACCTTATAAAGATATAGAGAAACTAAAACATATAAAAATATGAAAAATAAACTAATTTCTATAGATAAAAGATATAAATTAACCTTTAATGACATTGAACAAATGAATGTTTTTAGAAGTCAGGGAAAAACACTAGAAGAACTTTCAAATTATTTTAAAGTATCACAAGCAACGATTTTGTATTGGACGGATAAAAAATACAGAGACAAACAAAGATTAAAAAATGCTAAAAGAAGAAAGGAAGGACAGGAACTAAAAAAATCTATTGAAAAAGACACAGAAAAAAGAAAATTAAGATGGTCTGTTGTACCTCAAAATATGTGGGTTAATAGATATCATTCAGCGAAAGGTGAGAAAAGAAGTAAAAGACATAAAATAGTTGGTGTATCTGTTTCAATAGTTGAAAAACATAGACATAAATTTAATGCTCCTAACTCAAAAATAAAAATATGAAAAAAAGAATACATGTAAACATGCATCACATTCGACATAACAAGAAGCACGGGACGAATAAACCTGTAATAACTGTTAAGACTTCTAAGTCTAATGATTATGGTCATGAAGTTGAAATACTAGGACCTAGTAAAATTATATATAGTCCTGATAAACCATTAAGTTGTGGTGCTAGAGTTTGGATTGAAACAGAGGCTGACGTTAAGATAGCATGATAGGATTATTTTTTATAGGAATGACATTAACAATAGTAGGTTTTTACATAGCTTACAGAATAGGGAGTAGAATATGAAATGGAATAAACTTTATAAATACCCTGAGTCAACGAGAAGTACAGTAGAAGGCTTTCGAACTTACGATGTAAATGACGAAAAGTTACCGAGTGTTACAACGATATTAAGTGCAACCAAAAGCCAAGAAGCTATAGACTCGATTAATAGATGGAAATTAAAAGTTGGCGAGGAGCAAGCAACGAGAATCAAGGATCAAGCGGCCGCGCGGGGTACTAACATGCACTTACATTTAGAAAGACATATTACAGGTGAAGGTCATTTAGATTTAACGGAAGAAGGCAAAGTTGCAAAGGCAATGGCGGACACGATTATTGCTAATGGATTCAAGGATTTACAAGAAATTTGGGGATCTGAAGTAACTTTATTTTATCCAAATTTGTACGCGGGCGCAACGGATCTTGTTGGGACCTATGATTATGAAGATAGTATTATTGACTTTAAACAAAGTAACAAACCAAAGAGACGCGAGTGGATAGAAGATTATTTCATGCAACTAGGAGCTTATGCTATGGCTCATAATGTAGTTTATAAAACTGAGATTACTCAAGGAGTTATTTTAATGTGTACTCCAGATAATTATTTCCAAAAATTTCAAGTGAAGGGCAAAGAGTTTATAGAATATCAACACAAGTTTCTAGAAAAAGTTGATCAGTACTACAAAAAAAATTCTCACGCGGGTGATGAGACACCCGCGTAAGTTGCAACTTACTAACAAGATTCGGCGTAGTCTTGTAATTGTTCTTTAGTCATAAAGTCGGTTTCCCAATCTATATGGTCGCCTTGTTTCCAATAAGTTTTATCAGTTGAGTAATTTTTTCCTTTGTACTCAAAAGAATCAGTCTTATTGACTAGATAGATAAAAGACTCTTTTCCATCTTCGCCATTGTATTTGTCTTCACAATGTTGTTTTATTTCTGGAATGTAGTCTTTCCAAGTTAGACCTTGATGACTTTCTTCGGCGCTAAACATTTCTTGTTGTTGCTCGGCACCTTGTTGGATAAAGATATCTTGTTCTTTTTTAGGTATCTCTTTAAAAGTTTTCTTGTCTAATATCTTTAACATCGTTCCTCCTTTCTATGAAACTTTTTAATATTCATACTTCCAGTCTATGGGATAATGTAGGATAAGTCAAGAAAAAAATAAAAATATTCCAAAATAATTTTCTTGACACAACATGTAGTGGTTTCAACTTGTGATTGTATGGCAGAATTAAGGCAATTGTGGCAAGAATCGGGCAACAAGTGACAAATATATCACAGGTGTGCGGTGACGTCGCACCCCATTTTACGCCATTATCACCTCACTATAGCTTTTTTAAAACATCAAAATTTGCGAAAAGGGTTCTCAAATCATGAGGTGATGAGGTGATTGAGGTGATCAGCAAGGAAAATCAACACTTTTTGAAAACAGGGGGCGGGGGGGAACTTTATTTTCAAAAAACACATAAAAAGTTTTAAAAAAGCTATAGTCGTGATATTAGGTCTGGATGATATGGGACATGGTAATAAGTATGATGACAGAGGAGGAATTTTGGGATAAGTTCCAAAAGAGACATAATCCACAATTTTATGAAAAACTTAAAAAGAAGAAAACCGAGAAGAAGAAAACAAGTCGTACCAACACAGCCAAACGACATCCCGTATTCAAAGTATCGGATTGAATGGGTTGACGCGTTGAGTGATTCGGGTTGGGCCGATGACAGAGAATTTACTAAAATGAAATTAGCAAAACCAATTAATGAAGGTTGGGTATTTTCTAAAGATCAAGACTCAGTAAAAATATTTGCTTCTTATGATTTAGATCCTACCACAAAAGAAATTACTTTTGGGGATCGGACAATGATTCCAACTTCTTGGGTTGTGAAGATGACGAAGTTGAATTAGTATTTTTTATTTCTTCTGATGTACCATTAATAATTAATTCATTATCATCTAATACTTTTTTCATTCGTGCTTCTAGTTCTTCTCTAGTTAAATCATCAATCTTACCCGTTCTAATAATCTTTTGTTCAATATATAATCCTGCTGCTTTACCACGTGCTACCTCTGCATTTATACCAGCACTCCAAGCACCTTTTTTTCTAGCTTCATCTCTAAGTTTAGCAAGTTCAGTTATGTGTCTCTCATAAGTGACCGCATATTTTTTTTGATATTCTTCTCTGATGTCACCTATGTATTTAACAACTAATGGAAATTTTTTTGGATTTTGTAATTCTGATGCAGTTATTCTAGCTCTATCTTCTGAGTACCCTGCTTCTTTAGCACACTCGTAACCCGTCATTCTACCTTCATTTACTACTAATAAATGGGCGAATTTCATTTGCATTTCTGTAAGTCTTTTTGGTACTCCCATGTATTGACAATTACAGTAACATAACGTAAAAGTCAATCATATGATAAGTGCGAAAGAATTAGCTTTGCAGTTAGACAGATTTTTAAAGTCTCCAACAGCACAACAAGCTAGGGTACAAGTTAAAGTTCCACACGGGGAGTTTAAATCTCCTGATGGGCATTTTGATATTAAATCTATTTATATGTTACAGAATAATATGATTGGTGCCAGAGAGACACACAGGATTGTAATAGAAATTTCTCCTGTTGAATCATGGAAAATGTCTAAACCAAAGTTTAAATTGTAGAATATAGATTACGTCAAAAAATGGTCAAGAATGAGACTAAATTTTGGCAAGAAATTAAAAAATCTACTCCAAATATTTCATGGACTAGGATTGAAAATACTAGTTTATTAGGTACTCCAGATCTATTGGGATACAACAAAAAAGGCCACTTTTTTACAGTTGAATTAAAAGTAACAAAACGTAATAAATTGGTGTTCTCACCACATCAAATCGCGTTTCACGTGAAACATCCAAACAACAGTTTCATCATGGCCAAGACACTCGTTGCTGGACACGTAAAACTTTATGAAGGCAAAAAAATTTTAGAGCTTGCAGCTCGTGGCTTGCAGCTAGATGCCTGCTGCGAGGGGCTTGAGTCTTGTTGCTTGCGGCTTGAAGCAGTTTAGAATCATTCTAAAGTGTCGGGGGCTTGCGACTTGGCGGGCCCCCCCGACGCTTGTTACTTGTCCTTTGTTATTTTAGTTTGATCCATAAGTTGGTCATCGTAATCTTTAAGCAATTTCCAAATCTCTTGAATCTGCTCGTCGCTGTACCACAGCTTGAGCACCGCTGCTAGTTGATCATAGTTAGTTTTCATTTTTCCTTTCTTGAGGCTAGGCGCTTCAGGGCCACATACAGTTAAAGATTTTATATTTCCACTTAAGGATTGCTCATAGTATGTAGCCTTGAAGCGCCTAGCTTCTGGTTATTAATCATAGTAAGATTGATCCGAGTAATACTCGGGCCCGTGTTGACCCTCAAACACATGTGCTTCAAGTCTAGATAAATGTGGGTTGTCATCAGCAAATTGTGGGTGACGCTTCATAGCGGGTCTAAGACGATTCATAGCCCTTTGAACTTTGGCATCGGTATCAAGACCAACTTTGATGTCTTGAACCTTGCCACGAGCCCAATAAGACCAACCACCCTCTTCGTCTCCGCCGTGTTCACGGGTCGCGTGATAGATTGATATATATTTCATGATCCTAGAATATCCCATCAAGTATCTGTTGTCAAGCATTTTATTTAAAATTTTTTTCTTGACAAAGGCGGGGGCTTGAGGTTGGGCGGGCCCACCCAGCTTGATGCTTGACGCTTGTTGCTTTTTTATTTTTTTTTCTTGAAAAAAGTCGGGGGCCTGATTATGGGCGGGCCCACCCAAGCTTGATGTTTGTTGCTTCATTTTTTTTATTTTTTTCCCTCCTTTCTATTTATCGGTTTCTTCATAATCATCAAATACTTGGTATGTGTATTCTTTTTCTCCTCTTTCTTCATTACAAGGGTTTTTACA